CTTAACAATAGCTTCAGTGTAACCACCGGCGCTATTCTTAGTTTCTTCGACGAAGTCAACAAAACGAATCGGAAATGTAGCTGTGGTAGCAGCAGTATGGTTCACCGCCACCTTCGATTTACCAGTCGTAGTAAGCCCAGCATTCTGCACCAATTGGCCGTTAGAGCCTCTGTGTGCGAAAGTGAGCGTATTAGTAGAACTGATGCTGTCAGTACCAGAAACAATCGCAACTTTAAACAACTGCTGCGGATCATCGCATACGTATGCAACTGCGTCAGAAGCTACTTGACCCGTGGGCCAATAGTTCTTATACGTCGGACCCATGTCAGCGTCAGTATAAAAACAGCCCAAAAATACACCAATAGGTGTAGCAGTGGTCGTACCGGAATCTTTAACGGCGTAACCCCCCGTAAGTTTAACGAGGTCGCCATTAAAAAGATTACCCGACTGTGCACTAGCGATTGGAATATGACGAATGGCATGATTGTTAACGTTGCCGCCCATCTTACCAACCGGGATCAGCCCATAGGGGGCCGAAACACTTGGATAAGCCATGAGAAAATCTCCTTAAGGAAAAATAATAAAAATTACTTAGAACCTTTCCCGAAAGTTACACGCGAGTCACGATCCTTAAACAATGTTGGCATCCGTGGATCATTCTCTCTCATGAAGCTGTTATCTACAGACTCCATCTGCGCTTGCCCATGCTTCTGATAGTAAGCGTCACGCTGTACTACCAAATCCGTAGGCATCTTACAAAGAACCAAACCACCTACCTCGATCAACCCAGATGCTGCAGCTCCTGCGCTAACAGACAACTTCATCTCTGTATGATCTTCAATACGGCAGGTTTCCCAGCCCTCTCTAGACTTGCGAGAGAAATTACTAGGATCATCAACTCCAAATGTGGAGTTGCGAACCCAACGAAACGTGTACCCATCTTCAGGGTCAGGTGTAGGCAACAAGCTTGCAGGTTGCCACTGTTTTGGGCGGGCGTTAGTTTCCCGAGTATCCGTAGTTCGTGAAGCTCTATTTCCTAATCTATTAGAATTCGACATGTAGTTATCCCTTGCTAATTTTCTCGAGCTCACGATAGTAAGCCTCATTTGACACACCAAGCCGTTTGGCTATGGCAGCCTGAGACTTATTTAGCACTACCTTCCTACCTCTAGGCGTTCTGCCTACTGGCGCAACAACGGTAGCGGGTTGCTGCTTTTCCTTAGTTGGAGCTTCTCCGAACTGGCCGGGAAACACTTCCTTCATGCGAGCGTTAATTCGCTCGTAGTAATAGTCAGTCGAGGGAGGTATACCCTCCTTAACTAACTTCTGATGTAATCCTAGTGCGAAACTAGTCATTTCATCGTCTGCTCCAAACCACTCATTCTTATCACCCCACTCTTTAGCTCTAGTGTCAGGTTCAGGTACGGCAGCTTGGTGTTCTACCCCACTATATACAGGATCTGGTTGCGGCTGTAAAGCGAACTGAGGCTGAATATGCCGAACCCTATTGTGATCTATAGTAGCTTCGCTCAATTTATATTGAGCGTCAGCTATCTGTTCAGACTCCCCAGTCTCGTACGCGTCACGATAGCCTCTTTTAGCGACATCTACCGCCAAATCAGCTCTTTTCTTAGTCTCTTCTAGCGCCCAAGCCTCCCCAGTACTTAACTTCTCACGGAGGGCATCTCGCTCCTGCATGAGCTGGCGAGTAAACGTAGCGGCCTCATCACGTTCCCTAGAAGCCTCTTCCTTAGCTCGACGCTCATCGTGCCACGCCTTCTTCATCTGAGCTATGCGCTGCTGTACTTTCGTAGAATAATCTTCTACCTCAGTAGAGGTGTCCAAATCTTCCAACTCATCAGAAATCTTCTTAGGGAGCGGAGACTGATTCTTATCTTTTTCAGGTGTATCGTCCTTAATCTCTACATCCAGCGCCTCAACGTCCTCTTCAGCGGCAGAAACCTCTGCAGTGTCTTCCGATCCCACAATGTATTCAGTGTCAGCAAATTCGTCTTGTTGGGCTTCTTTAGCCATACATATCTCCTAAATGCGGGTGTAACCCGTTGGGTCTGCAACGACTGCTTCTACAGAGTCGTCGTTAACTATCCTAAACATCTCTTTCCCATACACTTTGAACCTTGTACCAGAATAAGCTCTCATGAGAACAAAGTCCCCAATTTTACAGTAGGGGCCTGAAGGAAACTTATCCTTGTCCTTATACGCGTCAGGTCCCATATCCAGCACTTGTACAACCATCGTAGATATTTCTTCATTTCTCCGCGTAGCGTCTGCTTTAAGAATCCCACTAATAAATGCATCTTTTACCTCAGGAATGGCTACAAGCAGGTGATATCCTGCAGGGGCCGGAATAGCGTCTGGAGTTAATTCTGGTGCTTCTGCAGCTGCCGCTGTTGTAGTGCTCATATGTCTTCCGCCTCCTCTTCGTAATCCTCTACGGTATCAAAAATAATCCCTTTAGCGATCTCTAGCCCCTGTAAAACGCCGGTTGTGTGACGGTAGGCCTCAAAAGTCTTAACTGAACCCTCCAACAACCCTTCCGAGATAAAACTCTGCTCGGCAGAGATCTTATCCGTACAATATTTCGAAAACTGTTTTATCACACGCTACCTCCTTTAGTGTCTTTATTAATCTTGGCACGTTCTCTTTCATCCTTCAGTAGAGCTTCCTTGGCTTTAAACGTTTGATCGACTCTCTTCTGGCGGTCCTGTATCGTCATACGATCCCGTTCCAGCTGATTATCCATAAGTGATTTCTTAGCTTTAAACGTCTGATCCACCTTAGTGTTAACAGACGCGTCACGACTCTGAGCCACATCTATTTCATTATCCAGCAAGACTTTCTTGGCTTTAAACGCCTGATCCACTTTCCCAGCTGTCACCTGACCTTCTACCTTGGCGGCTTCAATCTGCAACTTAGCCGTATCGATCTGATGATCAAGTTCATCTTTCTTCATCTTGCGTTGTAACTCACCCTGCTGCATCTGCATCTCGTGCTGCTGCATCTGTACCACAGGATCTTCAGCCCTCTGCTTAGCCTGCTCTGCCTGAATCTCCTGAGTGTTAATACCCTGAACCTGCTTCCCAGCCGCAGCAACCAACTTAGATAACGCAACTTCAGCATCATCTGGTAACTGTTGATCAGGTGGCGGTAAAGACACTCCCAGCTGCTCCTCAACCTGATTTCTATATTGGAACGCCAGATGTTCATTCACATGAGCCATACCCGCAGCCATCTTAGCGTCCGCCCCCGCCCCTTGCATACCTAACACCTGCTGAATTTTAGGGTCTTGTCCAAAAGCCATATGAGTAGCGATATGAGCCTCATGATCCTGATGGATGAACGCTTTAACAGGTTTGCCATTAAGCAGCGCCATATTCTCAGACACAGGGTCCATCGGAGTCTGATCATCCTCCATTGGAATAAGTTTCTCAGCGTTCTTGATGCCAAGAGTTTCAATCATCTGCCGGTGAAGCAGCGGTAAGTTATATATCTGAGGAGCGGACTGCGCCAACTGAAGAGCTGACTGGTACTGAGCAATCCTCTGGCTCATGGTTGACGCATTAGGATCACTAATAGGAATAACTTCGACCATACTATAGTCTTTTCGTCTAGCTGACGGGCCTTCATCGCCCTGCGCGTCGTATTCATAGTCTGCAGGAGCGTTATCCCGCATAATCCCCTTAAGAATGAACAACTCGTGCTTCATCGCGGCATGTACACGCGCCTGAATAGCCGTCATCGTCTTAAGTGTGCGCTCTAGAATCGCCAAAGTTGACCCCACCGGGGCATTTGGCTGCATATCAGCTACATTTACGTCACTAACCGCTGCAAACCGCCTACCTTCTGCAACTATATTTTCAAGAAGCTGATAAAGAACCGCAGAAGGCTCCTTAAATGGTAGGGGCATGATATTGTCACGAATCGTGCCAACTGGCACATCAACATCACGGAATTCACCCGGTGCGATAGGTATATCCCCGCCTTTTATTCGCAACCCTCTAGTCCGAAACCCACCCGGCAAGTTAGAGAGGGTTCCAGCATCAACCAACTGTCTAAGTATTGAAGTAGCTCCCTTGGCGAACCCACCAACAAGATGAATAAGGCCAAAACCATAAAATCCAAAGCCAGGAATATAAGTATAGTGCGAAAAATGTATTCTCTTAGCTTTTTTATCATCGTCTTCCAGCCAATTCCTATAGATAGATAATACCGCGCTAGATCCCTTGTCTATAGTTACAATATATGGCAATTCTATGCCTGTCTCATCCCCGTGTTTATCCTTATCTTCGTACCCTTCCAGATCTAATTCACAGTGAATTTCTAACAACGTGTGACGATCATCGTTATCTGAAGTGTACCCACTCAATGAGTCCTTACTTTCCGCTATGTCATCTTTATCTGCTACTGGTTCTCCAAGATCTACATCCCTGTAAAACCCACTAACCTGCATCTTTCTAACCTCATTTTGAGACTTTTTCATGCGGTGAGTGTATCTTTGGGCCGAAATCAGATCAGAAGCCCCGTAACTAACTACAAAATCCTCGGCAGAGACAAACTGAGATACCGCTCGACCCATTGACGAGTCGTAGTAGGTCTTCTTAAAGGCAGAACCCGCAATCGGCAGGTTCCATAACAGCCTTTCATGTTCTGACCTGTAGTCGGTCATAGTACATACCAACGCGTAGTTCATATCTTCACGGACGCGAGCCGCCGCTTCGTTCTTTTCTCTGGTCTCCGCTCCCAGCACTATAGTTTTAACGGGTCCCTGCGCTGGGAAAGTCTCAACGATAGTCTCAGACTGAAACTTTACTACCGCTTCTGCCAATAAGGGGTGGTAAACACCAAACGCACCCTCCCAAGGTTCAGAGCGATCTTCAATCTTGAGGCCCAAAAGCTCCAAACCCTCTTTTAGAGTGCCTTCCCAATCAGATCTAGAGTCTAAGTCGGACGAATAGGCCTCCAATAACTCATCACTAAGAAGATGTAACTGGTTATCATCAAATTCTTCAGCTAAGTTGGCCCTGAAATCTTCGCTACTGTCATCTTCAGACTTTAGCTCAATCTCTATATCGCCAATCCCTATCGTCACACTCTCAGGATCTACAATCTCTATCTCCAGAGCCGCTGCCTCT